GGGAGTGCTGGAAATACTACAAGGCGCTCCCCGAGAAGTTCGACGAGATTATCCTCTCGTTCGATATGACGTTCAAGAAGATGACCGACAGCGATTACGTCGTCGGGCAGGGCTGGGGCCGCAAGGGCGCAGACAAGTACCTCCTCCCGGTCATGATACGGGAGCGCATGGGGTTTGCCGCATCCTGCCAAGCCGTGCGGAACCTGAAGGGCACGTATCCGAAGGCGACCGCGGTCCTCGTTGAGGACAAGGCGAACGGGCCGGCCGTCATCGAAACGCTGACGAAAGAGATCCCTGGGATCATCGCCATCGAACCGGAAGGCGGCAAGGAAGCCCGGGCCTTCGCGATTCAGCCTCAGCAGGAAGCCGGGAACCTGTACCTTCCCGATCCCTCGATCGCGCCATGGGTCGAGGAGTTCGTTGGCGAGTGCACCTCGTTCCCCCGCGGGGCGAATGACGATCAGGTCGATGCATGCACACAGGCTGTCCATTGGTTGAGCAACCGGGCCGTGCCCGGCTTCGCTTTCGCGTAAGAGACGGAGGAGGCATGCCGACAGAAGAGATGGACCTGTTCGCCGGAGTCGAGGCGGGGCTCCGCGAGAAGGCGGCCGCGCAAAATTCGGAAATCTCGCAACTCCTGTCCGCCGTCCTCACCGGCGCGGGGGCTGGCATCGCCCCGGAAAAGACCTACGCGCAGCTGGTCGACGCCTACAAGTCCTGGATCTACACGGCGATCGACAAGATCGGAAAGACGCTCTCCACGAGGCCCATGCGGCTGTTCACGCTGCGCCGGAAGGACGGGACGAAGATCCTTGATCCGATGGCGATCTATCTTCAGATCAAGTCACTCGGAACGGCTGCGGAGCAAGCCTACGCGCTCAAGGAGATGGGGGTCGAGAAGCGGGAAGTCCTCGAGCATCCATTCCTCGATCTCATCCATCGGCCCAACGACATCATGTCCCGGATGGTCCTGTGGTACGAGACCGTCATGCGCATGGAGCTCGGCGGGCTGTGCGCCTGGTATCTGCCGGCCAACGGGCTCGGGCTGCCGGGCGAGATCTGGCCGCTGCCGCTTACCCGTACTGCGGAGATCCGTGCGAAGGTCAAGGAGGACATGCGGATCGAGGCCTGGGTCTACCGCGACGGACAGGTGAACAAGAACTTCCCCCCGCAGAATATCCTCGCCCTGAAATATCCGCATCCCGCTTCCCCCTGGCAGGGCTTCTCCCCGCTCATGGCGCAGACCTACCCCTACGACATCGACCTATTCCTCATGCAGCAGCAGCGCGCGCTCCTGAAGAACATGGGCATCCCTGGGATGCACCTCCACACCGAGCAACAGCTTCTCAAGGATAAGCTGGACGAGATCAAGGAACAGATCCGAGAGCAGTGGGGATCTGCGACGCAGTCCGGACGGCCGCTCATCACGCACTCGGGCCTGAAAGCCGATAAGGCGGGCTGGTCCAACAAGGACATGAATGTCACCGGCCTTGCCAAGTACGCACGCGAGAAGATCATCACCTCCTACGACCTCTCCGAGGCGAAGCTCGGCCTCGAGGTCCCGTCCAACAGGGCGAACATGGAGGTCCTGGACGAGACGTTCGAGAAGGAGTGCATCAACCCGAAGGCCACGCTGATCGAGGAGCAGATCAATACGTTCCTGATGCCGCGTTATGACAAAGGGCTGTTCTGCGAATTCGAGCGCGCGGATACCGGGAACCGGGAGTTCGAGCTCCTTGAGACGGAGATGGAGTTCCGCAACTTTGCTCTCACCGCCAACGGGTACCTGATACGCAAGGGCCGTCCTACGGTCCCGTGGGGGGACAAGCCGTTCATCCCGTTCTCGGTGATGCCTTGGGGAGAGGATTCGCCCGAACCACCGCCCCCGCCGAAGGAGGGCGAACCTGAGGAGAAGGCATCCCGCACCGACCGGCGCAACCGTCGCTGGCAGCTCTTCATCGCCCGCACCGCTCCCTGGGAGCGGATGCTGTCCGGGCAAATGAAAGGATATTTCAAGGCCCAGGGCCAGGAGGTCATCGCGCGGCTGAACCGGCTGGGCCCGCAGACCGAGGCGCAGTACGCCGGCTGGTCCCGGAAGGCCGTCCAGGAGCACATCGCCAAGAAGGGCGTTGGTGACAATATCAACATCGACAAGAAGGCGGAGGCCGCACGGCTGAAATTACTGTTCACTCCGCCCGTTACGACGATGGTGGAGGAGGGCGGCGCCCGCGTGTTGCGCGAGCTCGGCGCGGCCGTCGTCTTCGACGTGAACGACCCAAAGGTGAAAAAATGGCTCGGGACACGGATGGAGATGTTCTCGTCCGAAGTCTCCGGGTCGACCTTCGACGACATCAAGGCGATCCTTCGCCAGGGATTCTCGGAGGGGAAGCCCCTCTCCGCGATCGCGGACACGCTGCGGGAAAAGTTCGACTCCTACGAAGCGTATCGCGCCCCGCTCATCTCCCGTACCGAGGTCATGGCCGGAAACAATATGGCCGACATTCTGGCAATCCGGCAGGCGGGGATCGAGGAGAAGGTCCTCAAAACTTGGATCACCGCGGGCGACGAGGCCGTGCGGCCGACGCACGTGGAGGCCGGCGCAAGGTACGCGGACGGAATCCCGATCAGCGAGATGTTCCAGGTCGGCGACGACGAGATGGATGCGCCGGGGAACGGGAGCGACCCCGGGGAAAATATTTCGTGCCGCTGCGCCATGGGGTACGAGAAAGCATAGTTCCCCGTTCCACGTGGAACTCTTTACGCCCCGCTTGCGAGCGGGGTTTTTTATTTCAAGCAACTGCCGAAAAGGAGACGGCCATGCCGATCGAGTACAAGTTCGTGACAGCGGAGGTGAAGAAATTCGACGACGAGAACTTGATCGTCGAGCACTTCATCTCCACGGAGCACAAGGACCGCGGCGGCGACGTCATGCGCGCCAAGGGGATGAAGGTCATCGGGAAGCCGGTCGTGCTCCTGCTCCACGGCCGGGGGGCGATGGGAAGCGAGCCGATCGGAAAGCCTTTATCGATCGACGTAGACGAATTCAAGGGCCAGCCAGGGATCCTCGCCAAGACGCAGTTCTTCCCCGACGAGGTGGGCAATCGCCTCTACCAGAAGGTCAAGGGCGGCTTCCTACCGAACTGGTCGATCGGCTACATGGTGGACGAGGCGAAGGATCTCCTGCGGGAAGGGAAATACGACGGACGCGACGTGACGAAATGGACGCTCCTGGAGTACTCCCCCGTCGGCGTCCCGATGAACCCCTTCGCACAGACGGTCAAGGAGTTCCTCGACAAAGTGGATAAGGGCGAGGAGGTCAAGGTCGAGGAATCGCGCTGGTTCGGCTTCGTCGATGTGAAGGACTGCAAGGACTGCGGGCAGGGATGCGAGAAACACTACGAGGAGAAGCCGTTCGCGAACGAGCATTCCTGCCGGGTCAAGGATCCGGACCAGTTCCCGAAGAAGCGCCGGGAGAACGACAAGTTCGGCGACGGTATCCACGCGATCTGGGGCATCAAGGATGACAAGGCGCACCTCCAGGCGATCCGCTTCTCCACCGACAAGTTCACAGCAGACCAGGCAAAGGCGTGGGCGAAAGATCACGACCACACGTGCATCCTCTTCGAGCCCGCGACCGGGAAGGAAGAGGATACCCCAGAGGCGGAGCCTGAACTGCTGACGAAGATCGTGGAGGAAGAAATCTCGGTTGCGCGCACAGAAGCAGAGCAGATCAAGGATATTCTCGCCAAATGGGATGGGCTTCAGGGTCAGATCCTGATGCTGCCGAAGACATTCAAGGAATTTACCGACGCCATTGAGAACCTAAAAGAGAGACTCACGAAACTGGAACCGCTCCTGAAGTCCCTCCCGCCCGAACCGGATGGCGGGGAAAAGGGCGACGGGAGCCAAGACAATCCTCCGGAGAAGATTGATCCTCCCCGCTTGGTCTTCCGCGATTCCGCGAAAGAGCTCCAGGAGGAGGAGCGCAGGAAGGCCGAGGAGAGGGATCGAACCGTGGCGGCGGTAGCCGAGGCGATCCGTCCCGTCTTCAAGGCGCAGGTCGACAAGCTCATGGGGCGCGTCCCCTAAACCCAAACAGACAGCCGAACGTAACGAAGGCCCCGCGTGCGGGGCTTTTTTTATTTCGGCTCACGGAGGAAATAACCGATGCCCGGTGAAAACCAGCAAGTAACGATCGACATGAAGGACCTTCCGGGGATTCTCGCGAAGGCGATCGAGGGGATGGAGTTCCCCCAGATCAAGGCGTTGAAGGACGACATGGCGCGGGTAGAGCGCGCGTCTCTGTTCCCCGGCGGGGACGGGGCTCTGCTGGAGACGTGCGGGAAGTCGATCATCGACACCCGGTATTTCCGGAAGGACTTCCGGAGGGACGGCGGGCCGCATGACGCGGTCGCGCTGGCGAAGGGACTCGGGGCGAGTGGGGGCGGGCCGTGGCTTTCGCTGTCCCCGGCCATGCAGAAGTTCGCCCAGGTCCTGAAATGCCGGGGCGACTACAACAAGGCCCAGTCCATGGGCTTCGACATCCGCGAGTACAGCGCGATGGTCGAGGCCGAGAACGTGAAGGTGACCGGGCCGCTGACCACGAACGACGCCGGCGTGCTCGTGCCGATCGAGTTCCTGGCGGTCGTCATCGAGTTCGCCACCGCGCAGTCGGCAATCCTCCCGAAGCTCTGGAGGCTCCCGCTCGGCGCGCAGACGCTGCGCATCCCGCGGCTGGTCCAGGCCGCCGGATCGTATTTCGGCGGGATCCACCTGTACCACCCTGGCGAGGCGGGGCTGAAGACCAAGACCAAGCCAGTCTTCGATCACGTCGAGCTGAACGCGAAGAAGCTCATCGGTCTTATCGCGCTGACCGACGAGGTGATCGCGGACTCCTCGATCAACATCATCAACTACGTGACATCGATCTTCGTGCGCGCCTTCCAGTGGGAGACCGAGCACGAGGTCATCGCCGGAACGGGCCTCAACGACCAGATGCTCGGGATCCTGCTGGACCCGAACGTCATCCCGATCCCGCGCGCGACGGCCGGCCAGATCGACTACGACGACGTGATCGACCTGGACTCCCAGCTCGACGAGAACTTCGACAACCTGACCTACATCTGCCGGAAGGCGTCGTGCAACGCGCTGCGGAAGCTCAAGGACACCAACAAGCAGCCGATCTACCACGACGGCTACTCGGCGTTCTTCGGCCAGGCCATGTCGAAGCAGCTCAACGGGTACCCCGTAGTCTGCACCCGGAACGCCAAGCCCTACGGGCAGAAGGGCGACCTGATCCTCGCCGCCCTCGAGTTCTACCTGTGGGGGGTCCGGCAGAACCTCACGATCGACACGTCCCGCGACCGGTACTTCGAGTACGACGAGACGGCGATCCGGTTCGTGCTCCGGCAGGACGGGGCGCCCGGGGTGCCCGACGGCTTCACGTACCTCGACGACTCGACGAGCTAGACCGGGGCGGTTCGGTAAACCGACAACAATGGGGCGGGGGCCTTCGGGCTCCCGCCCATCACCAGGAGGGGGAATGGCTCTGCCGAAAATCGCGATGATCCAGGTCCAGAATATCGATCCGATCCTCAAGGCTCGCAACGGGCCGACCATGCACATCACCGGGGAGTACGCAGAGGCCGTGCGCAGGGCCCGCCTGGGGGAAAAGCGGGGCAAGTGGAAGGTCCTCTCCGGCATCGAGGGGATGGAGTACCAGACGCAAGACATGGTCGCGGGCGACGGAAGCGGCTACCTGACGAAGGATCGCTTTGCTCTCACGCACGAGGATATCTTCGGGAAGAGGGGGGAGAAGTGATGGGGTGGGCGGAGAGGGCGAACCCGAACTCCCTGCGGAACCTGACTCGGTGGCACCGGGAAGGGGCGCTTCGCAGAAAGGCAGAGACGGCGGCTAATAAGCAAGCACGGAAGAAGGCCCTCAAAGAGTTTATCGCGGAGCACAGGAAGCGCGTCATGGCGGCGCGTGGCCTGTCTCAGACGAAGGAGCAGGGGTGAGAGTCGCCTGGATCCAAGATAATTCCCGGCCGCACGGTGGCGCAGAGACCTCGAACCGGTGCGTCGTGGCGGCAGGAGAGAACCTGGGCTTCGATATCGTCGGCGTGACTCCGCAGAACTTCCACCAGCGCGTGCTTGACGAGTGCGATGTCGTGATCGTGAATAATTTCTTCCAGTTCGCCCGCCCGCAGGAGCAGGTCATTCTCGATGTGCTGTGGAGGAAGGGGAAGCCGTACGTCAAGTACGAGCACGACAGCCGGGAGATCGGCCGGCCGGACCTCGCGAAGCGCCTGTTCGGGGAATCCGCCCTGAACGTGTTTCTGTCCCCGGCTCACTTGGAGAACCACAAGTCGAGGCTTGGGGTCGACGGGATCGCGCTGCCGCTGGCGATCCAGACGGAGATGTTCCGTCCGACGCCCGGAGTGCAACGGGATGCAAGGAAGGCGCTGGTGGTCGGGGGGTGGGTCCGCGGCGGGAAGATATCCCGGTCGATCATCCGGTACATCGAGGACCATCCCGAACTCTCGTTTTTATCCGTCGGCTTCGAGCTACCGAGAGCGTCCTCCATCCCGCATCGTCCGCTGAAGGATATGCCCGGACTCTATTCGTCCGTCGGCTGGCTCGTCCATCTGCCGGACATGGTCTGCGCCGGGGAGCGGGTGATATTCGAGGCCGCGCTCTGTGGTGTGAAGAATATCGTGATGAACGACAAGGTCGGGCACAAGTCCTGGGATCGTGACCTATCCGATACGGACGGGCTGCGCGAGTGGCTCCGCCAAGCACCGTTCGACTTCTGGAAGGCCGTGGAGAACGCGGTTCGTGGGAGGATCGCTTGTTGAACGCCATGACCCCGAACGCAAAACCGATCCACGAGCATACCCGCGCGCCAGACCACCGGAAGGGCGACCCGCACACCGGATTGATGTACGAGACACTCGTGGATCTGTCGTCGAGAGAAGACGTGCGGATGGTTCTGGAGATTGGATCTACCGACGGGAGAGGCTCGACCATGGCGCTTCGGGAGGGGTTGGAGCGCAATCCGAACTTCCCGCAGGTTCGTCTCTTCTGCATCGAGGCCGTCCGGCAGATGTACGACGTGCTCGCGAAGAATCGGGCATCGTACATGAAGTGCTACCAGGTTTGCTCTACGCCTCCAGAGGAGAACTATACCGACGCGGAGATCGACCGGTTCTTCCGGGAGGACTGGCCGAAGAACCCGTTCCATACCCCGGCGCAGGTGCAGGAATCGGCGTGGCACAAGCGGGAGAGGGATCGGTACGCCGCGTACTTCTTCCGGGAGAGGCTGCCCCTCAAAGGGATAGAGCTCATCAAGGGACGCAACCAGGTGGAGACGTTCGACCTCGCGTTCGTGGACGGAGGTACGTACTCGGGCAGAGCGGACGTGGCCGCGGTCTACGGGGCAAAGTACCTCGTGCTCGATGACATCCATACGCTCAAGTGCCTGTGGATCTTCGAAGAGCTGAAGCAGGACCCGAAGTACGAGCTCATCATGCACCATCCCTGTACCGAGGCGCATTTCGGGTACGCGGCGTTTATGAGGCGGTCATGAAACCGAGGGTGTACGACCTATATCTTGAGCAGATCCGGCGTGGCAAGGTGGCCCCGGAGGAGATCCGTTTCGAGAGATTCTCCGATCTCGTGAGGAAGATCCTGCGAGAAGACATGGAGCTCTCCTTGGCCGCTGCTTTCCGCTCTGCCATGGAGCGGCAGCGCTTGATGATGGAGGACGGTGCGTGACCCGCTCCGTCGCCTATTTCAAGTCGGGCATCGGCAACCTGATCGTCGCGACTCCGGCGCTTCAGGCGTTCGCCTCAATGGACCCGAGCAAGCAGATCGATGTCTGCCTGGCGAAGAAGTGGAACGATTCCAGGGTCCCGGCGATTCGGGACATCCTCGGCGGACTTCCTTTCGTCGATAAGATCGTCATCTATCCCGGGCCGATGAATGGGTACGTCAACTATTTCATCCCGCTCCAGTGCGAGACGTCGGAGGCCGGGAAATACATCCAGCAACGGACCAAGCATAACCGCATCCGCTGGCCAGGCGACAACTGGCCGATCACGAAGCACCATGAGATCGAGGCGAATATGCGGTTCGTTCGGGCGCTCGGCTACGGTGGGCCGACCCCGCCGCCGTATGTCCCGAAGGCGGAAGGCCCGGTGCTCGATCTCCCGCGGCCGATCATCGGGCTGTGCAACTCCGCGTTCAAGTCGAGCATGTGGGCGAAGAAGCATTGGCCGTACTTCGGGCCTCTGGCATATGCCCTCAAGGGCTGGTTCGGCGGATCGGTGATCGGGGTCGGGGGTCCGGGGGAGCTTTCCGGCGTGCGGCTCGACGCGGACTTCTGCGGGCGACTCCGGTTCACGGAGACCGCGAAGGTGATTTCCCAGGTGGACCTGTTCATCTCGACGGACACCGGCTGCATGCACGCGGCCGATGCCCTCCAGGTCCCGACAATCGCGATCTTCGGCCCGACGCTCACGAGCAAGAACGGTCCGGTGAGCAAGAGCTCAAGGGTCATAAAGTCGAAGATCGGCTGCGCGCCCTGCCAGTATTCGGGCATGTTCTACACCTGCACGGTTTACCTGTGCATGAACTCGATCTCCCCGGGAGACGTGATGCGCGAAGCGAGGAGGATGCTCTCGTGACGATGCTGATGGACGCGAAGACGCTGATCGGAGAACCGGTCGATACGTCTGGGAAGTACGACGGGCTCCTGGAGGACATCATCGCCGGGATCCTCGCGGAGGCCGACGAGTTCATGGATGCCTCCGTCCAGAAGGTGGACGATCATACGGTCTATCTCGACGGCGGAAGTTCGACACTGTACCTTCCGCACTTCAACGTCTCCAGCGTCGCCGTTTACGAGAACGATGTCATCGTCTCGTCGGAGGACTATACCGTCTACCCGGGCACCGGGACGACGCCAGCGAAGATCAAGAAGGATAGTGGCTACACCTTCTGCAAGGGCAACCGGAACATCCGGGTCGTCTACGACGGTGGATATGCCGAAGACCTCATCCCGAAGGCGTTGCGGAACAAGCTCCTGAAGCAAGTCTCCTACGAATTCCGTCGCCGAAGCGACCCTGGGCTATCTGCCGTATCCTACCCGGACGGAACGGTCCAGAAATATGCGATCGGCGAGTGGCTGCCCGACGTCGAGGCGGAGTTGATCCGCCGGCGGAGGATCTGCCTGTGATCCGCGGGAAGGTCGAAGGAGCCGACAAACTCGTCGGCACCGTGCAGAAGATATCCCGGAAAGTCTTATCCGAGACGAAGAAGGTCCTAAAGGCCGAAGCGGTTCTCATGACCTCGCATACCCGGAAAACCTATATGTCCGGCCCGCGGCCCTACATTCTCGCGGTGCGTAGCGGGAACCTGCGGGCGCAGACGAAACCCCTGCCGGTCACCGAACGCCCCGGGGTGATCGAATCCGGGATGGGATTCGGCACCACGTACGCGCGCCCGCACGTGGGCCCCAAGGGGCAGGTCACCACGATCAAGCCGAAAAAGCCCGGAGGTTTTCTAGCGATTCCTCTCAAGGCCGCGATGAAGCCAAGCTTGGAGACCAGGGGGGCTCCAAGATCAAAAATGTGGGGCGAGACGTTCTTCGCCAGGGGCGAAAAGGGCGGCCTGATTCTTTTTGGGAAACGGGTTGTGCAGAAGGGAGCGCATGCAGGCGAGACCAGGGGGAAAATAGTTCCCCTGTTTTTGATGGTCAAGCAGGTCAAGATCAAGTCCCGCGTCCACCCGGAAGTGATCCTCGCCTGGGAGAAGCCGCGGATGATCAAGGCGTTCCAGCAAATCGGAATTCGGCTGAAGGGGGCGTGAGATGGTAGTCGACCCGGTAAAGACGATGATCCTCCAAGCGATCGCAGAGGTGGTGAAAGCGATCCCGATCGTGGGCACCGTGAGGCGGAACCAGCCGACCCCACCGAAGAGGGAGACGGCCGAGTTCCCGGCGGTCTGGATCTACGACGATACGGAGTCAAAGCGGAGGAGGAACCGGTACTCGATGAACTCTTTCGGCCTGCAAGTCGAGACTTACTTCTTCGCGGACAACGACGAGGCAAGCGACAAGGCGGACCTGATCGACTGCTTGATCTACCAGGCGCTCCTCTCCGACCTTTCGATCAAGGCGCTCGTCGTCGACAACATCGAATCGGAGGAAGAAAACAGCACGAGCAAGCAGTTTGTGGACGAGTTCATGGCAGTTGTCATCAGCAGGTTCATCGTGAAATACGCACACGCTTGGGGGGATCCGTTCGACCAGGCGAAATAGCACGTAACCGATAGATACCTTTCGTTTGAGGGGCCGCACTCCGTTCTCCGGGGTGGCGGCCCTTTTTGTTTCCTTTCAACCGTAAATCCCACCAACGAAGGAGGAATGGAAAATGCCTACCGCACCGAGCACGCTGAATTATTACCTCGGGAAAGGGATCCTCAAGTTCGATCGTCTGGATGCAGACGGACTCCCGACCGGACTTCAGGACTTGGGGAACGCACCGAACTTCACGATCCAGCCGATCATCGAGACGCTCCCGCACTACTCTTCCCGCACAGGGATCAAGGAGAAGGATCTTGAGGTCGTAACGCTAGTCGGGGCGACCGTGAAATTCACGCTCGATGAGTATGCCGCCTACAACCTGGCGATGGCGATGCTCGGGGAGGTGAGCGGTAACACCGTCAAGGGGCTGACGATGCCGCAGATCGAGGGGCGGCTCCAGTTCTATGGGGCGAATGATGTCGGCCCGAACTACAACGCAGAGATCCACCGCGTCCGCCTGAAGCCCACCTCCGAGGTCGGGTTCATCACCGAGGACTGGGGAAAGGTCGACTTCGAGGGGGAGATTCTCTCCGACGTGACGGCCCATCCGGATTCCCCGTTCTTCAACATCGAAGAGCTGGTCGCGAGTTAGTCCATGGGGGACGAGAATATCCTGTTCCCTGATGTCGAAGTGGAAGGCTACACGATCCGTCCGTGGACGCTGGCGCAGGCCGTTGCGCTGGCGCCCACGCTCGGGGACTTGCTTGGGATCGCGAAGGAGTCCGGGGTCGGGGAGGTCCTCTCCCACTTCATGGACCTCCTCGAGCCTGGGCAAGGAGATACAAAGGATGCCTTCGCGAAGGCGCAGAAAGAGGTGATCGCCGTCCTGCCCGGGCTGATCCCGAAGTTCCTGCCCTATGCCCCGAAGATCATCGCCGTGTCCGCTGGGATCTCCGAGAAGGCGGCCGGCGAACTGGATCTCGGGAAGGCGACGGTGCTCTTCCTTTCCATCGTCACGCAGAACGTCGACTACCTAAAAAACTTCTTCGGCCCGGGAAATCTCGCGACGGCGAAGGCGAGCTGATCCGGGCCGTCGAGTTTCTGGTATCGAGGGGGCACGTACTCCATGACGTGCTCCACGTCTACACGATAGAGCAGGTCAACGTCTTCGGGGAGGCCGCGCAGAAAAACGCTGACTTCGACCTCGCGGAGGCGGCCGCAGCATTTCGGGCGGCGCAGATGACGGATGCCGTGTGGAAGAAGTACCTAGATCACCTGTCAGGACGTTCGAAGCAAACCGGCCAGAAGGCCGGGAAGAGTACGCCCACGGTGATGAACCGGGCGCAGATGGCGGAGCTTAAGAAGTTGGGGTCCCGAAAGGCGAGGTGATGGCGAACGAGCAGACCATAGCGAACCTGATCGTCAAGCTCTCCGCCCAGACGGTGGAGCTTGCCGCCGGCCTAAAAAAGGGCACGGGGATGGTGTCCTCGTTCAAGAACACGGTCCAGTCGATTCTGGGCGGGATCACCCTGACGGCCCTCGGATACAAGCTCACGAAAGCCATCACCGATGCCACGAGCCACGTGTCAAAACTCTCCAAGATGGCAGAGAAGGTCGGAGTCCCCGTAAGGTCCCTTTCGTTGCTCGCGGAAGCCGCCGACGATCTCGGCATCTCCGTCGATCAGCTTGCGGTTGGCCTGAAGTTCCTATCCCGTTCGATGTTCGAAGCCTCGCAGGGAAGCGGAGATCAGAAGACCATCTTCGAGGCGTTGAAGGTCGAGTACCAGTCGATGCCGGGGGTCCTCCGGCCGCTTGAAGACGTCATGCTCGACCTGGCCGACGTTTTCAGCCGCATGGAGGACGGGCCGGCGAAGACGGCCATGGCGCTGAAAGTTTTCGGCCGCTCCGGAATCGAGATGATCCCGCTCCTGAACAAGGGGCGCGAGGCCCTCCGCGAGTGGATGAAGGACGCGGAGCGGACCGGGCTCGCCATCGACGACGCTCTTGGAAAGAAGGCTCGAGCGTTCGGCAAGACCATGAACAACATCGGGGACGCCATCCGAGGAATGTCCCTCGCCCTGATGGTTGAGCTCCTCCCCGCCATGCAGTCCGTCGCGAAGTGGATGCTCGACACGGCCAAAAGCGCAAACGAGCTCCGGCGGAATGTGCATCTCGTGACGGAAGGCTTGCGATACATGGCCGCCGTCGTCATCCCCCTGTTCCTCCTGAAACTCGCCTCCATGATCTCCCTCGTCGGGATCGCGAACCTTGCGCTGCGTGCTTTCGGGGCCACGCTCGCCTTCTTCTCCGGGCCGATCGGATGGATCACGGCGGCGATCGTCGGCCTTTCCGTCGCCTGGACATACCTCGGGAAAGGCGCGCGGGACGCCGCAAGGGAGCACGAAAAGTTCGCCGACTCCCTGCGCGGGATGAAACTCGACGAGCTCCAAGAGACGCTTCGGAACACCTCGAACGAGCTGGCCCTTCTGGAGCAGCGATACCGGGCGATGGTCGACGAGATGGAGCGGTCTGGGTCTGTGGAACTCGATATCTTCTCCGTTGGTACCGCTGCAGAGGCCGACAAGGTAAAAAAACAGATTGACGAGCTCAAGGAGCGGATCAAGCTCCTCCAGGGCGCGATCGGCGACGTGAACAAGGAGAAGATTCAGCCCCCCGTCCTGACCAGCGAGGAGACCCTCAAGAAACTGGAAGGGAGGCTCGGACAGCTCCGCGCGGAGATCCGTCAGCTGGGCGATCCCGTGGCCGGCGCGAAGGCGGCACTGGAATCGTTCATCGCGGAGACGGTACGCGGCGTACCGATGACCGGGAAGCTGGCCGCGGTGATCCGGCAGCTTCGCCTGGAATTCGGGCTCTATACCGCCCTCCAGCAGGCCCGGGCGAACCTCGCGGCCCGCGAGAAGGGGGACCTGGCCATATCCACCGCCGCGAACGAGGCGGCCCGGGTGGATCTCAAGCGGAACTTCGACCAGGGGCTCGTGGATGTCTCCTCCTACTACCAGCAGCGCAGGGATCTCATTCGTCAGGCGGTCGATGAGGAGATCGACGCGCTGGAGAAGGAATCCGCGCGCCCCGGTGTCACGCAGGCCCGCAAGATCGAGATCACCGCGGAGATCAAGGTCCGGCGGACCAAGGAGGCGCAAGACCTCGCGGAGGAGACGAAGGCCGAGTCCGACGCCTTCAAGGAGCTGTTCGCCACGATGACTCAGGGGGGTATGGAGCAGCTCGTCGCGAACAACGACCTTTCCATGGCGCAACTCCAGGCGTCCTATGAGGACGGGCTGATCTCGACGAAAGCCTTCTTCGATGAACGTCGCCGGATCATCGAGGAGAACGCCAATGTAGAGATCGGCGCGATCGAGGCACAGATCCCTGGCATGGATCCGAAGGCCGCCGAGGACGCGAAGAACAAGATCGCGGCGATCCGGACCCAGATGTTCTCCGAGACGCAGAAGGCGAACCGGGACGAGGTCCTCCAGATCCGCCAGACCGAACTGGAGAAGTACGACATCCGTGCGGCTTTTGCGCAGCTCAAGGCGGACGCGGAGACCGGGGAACTTGATCGCCTGCGAGCGCAGCAGCAAGTCGAGATGGAGGAGATCGACCGACAGCATGCAGAGCAGCTCCAGCGGATCCAGGAATCCAAGGACGAGCTGATCCTGATCGACGGGGAATATCTGACGAAGAAGGAGGCGCTGGAAAAGGCGCAATTCGACCAGGCCATGGTCCGGCTGAAGACGCAGGCCGATCAGGAGCGTGCAGTGCTCCAGCTAAGGCTCCAGATGGCCTCCCAAGTGGCGACAGGCATGCAGGAGCTCTTCGGAACCCTCTACGAGGCATCGGGCAAGAAGATCAAGGCGTTCTTCTACCTTGAGAAGGCTGCGGCGATAGCGAACGCGATTATTAACACGGCGCAGGGAGTCACGAAGGCTCTCGCACAGGGTGGGATCTTCGGTCCCGTCATGGCCGGGATCATCATGTCTACCGGCGCGGCGCAGATTGCTCTCATCACAGCGCAAACAATAAAGGGGATGGTGAAAGGCGGACCCGTCACCTCCGGTTCCGGCAGGAAGGACGACGTTCCCGCGATGCTCACCCGCGGAGAGTACGTGCAGCCGGAGCCCGCCGTCCGGTACTACGGCGTCGAGGTGATGGAGGCTATCCGGCGGAAGCTCGTTCCGAGAGAGATCCTCCAAGGGTTCGGATTCTTTCCCGTGGCCAGGCCGCAGTTCGCATTCGCGGGCGGAGGGCAGGCGACCGGCGGAGGCGACACCTTCGATAACAGAAGCGTGTCTGTCGGCCCCATCAATATCAATGCCCCCGCGGACAGCCGGCTGGTGGAGAAACTGCGCGATGGCATAGAGAGAGTCGTCGTCCGGATCATGAAAGAGGAGAGCCGGGATTGATCCTCGGCGGATATACATTTGCATGGAAGCCGGATGATTTCACCCCGCCCGATCCGGAGCTCTACAAGTCGGTCGTGCGTACGTGGGACACGGCGGTCTATTTTTCCTGGGGCCCGGAGATTCTCGGAAAGCCCATCGAGCTAAAATGGATTTGGATGTCCGAGGCGCAATGGGATGAACTCGATGCGCTGTACCAGGCGAAGGCCCCGGTGATCTGGGATCCGGAGGTGACGGGAGTGGGGCCGTTCAACGTGGAGATCCGTTCGCTCGATGGGGAGTTGTTCGAGGTCGCCGGATATGAGCAACCGTACCGGAGGAACGTGAAGATGGGACTGGTTGTCACGGATAGTCTTTTCGTGGAGGCCATATCGTGATCCTCGGGGGATACATTTTCCCATGGAAGCCGGATCGTTTTACGATCCCCCGGGGCGAGAAGGAAAGCGCCCTGGCGATGGGGCTCGGGGTACTTGGCTATATCGCGGAAGACTCGATTCTCGAATCGAAGGAGATCGTGCTGGAATGGGAGTGGGTCTCGGAGGTGCAGTTTCAGGCGATGAAGCAGCTTGAGTTAAACGATGAACGGGTCGAGTGGGACGTATTCGGGGAGTGACTGGATGGCTCTGACTCATCTACTCGGGGGCACGGCGGTTCTTGTCTCGGGAAATATATGGGATACCTTCGTCTATGCGTGGGATGCGGTTACGAAAATGCTCTCCTACCGTTCCGTGAACTTCAACCCGGAAGGAGCAACGTGGCCCAACTCGTACCGTCCGCGATATATCTGCACCGACGGTACATATGTCTATGTGGAGAAGTATCGATACAATCCGAGGTATGAAGGCGTCGTGAAACTCAAGGCGAGCGATCTTTCGTTCGTTGCGGAAGTTGACTTCGGCTCGACTACCTACGCATTCTACGGCATGGCGACCAGTGGCGCCATCCTTTATGTCTTGTATGGGGACGGAAAGATCCATCGTTTCTCCTGCCATGATCTGTCATCCGTAGGCGGCCCGCTTGGATCGGGTCTAGGAACCGGCGATGGAAATATCAACACGATCAACGATTATCCGACCGGTTTTGCGATCGACGCCGTCAACTTCTATGCGGCAACCCTATACCCCGCACGACTGACCAAATTGGCCCGATCGGACGGATCATTCCTGGAAAAATACGAGGGGGCGCATATTTATATGCCCTATCAGATGGTGATAGATGGAGATGTGATTTTTATTGGAGACGGTAATCATTACAGCATTACGGCCTTCGACGCTCCCACCTTGGAATATATTTCGGATTTTGGTCAACAGTACGGGGACTATCCTTCTGGGATGTTTGCGGTGGAAGGAGACCGGATCTATTCGATGATTCTATGGGACGACTTCATAGCTGTCCTCGATAAAACGAAACTTCTTGCGGGAGAAGGGCAGGGAGGGTTGTTCAACCCGCCAGAGACGAATCCGGTGCAGATCGAGAAGTGGGACTGGGCCGCACCTTTCAGCGGCACAGAAAATGGGCTACTTCGGTTACCGACGATCCCTCTGACCACGCCTTCGCGATACTTGAGATATAGCGTGAGGGTGGTCTCTCTAAAGGCAAATCTGTTCGATGTGGCGGCATATGAATTGCCCTACCGACGGAATGTGAAGATGAAACTCCTGATTCGTGAACTGTTGGAAGACTCCGAGGCATAAATGGCCCAGGAACTCCACCCTACGCTCGCTGCCGCGATGGAGTCGATCGATCGTCGGCCGATCGTCCGTGTTACCTCCGACGCGCTTGTCTCGGAGATCCCCTTCCCTGGTATCCCGCAGGCGCCGCTCCCGGTAACAACGGAGATCTGGTACGGCTATCCCATGCTCGGGTATGAAGAAGTGAATCCCGTGGCGATCTCGCTCTCGAATGGAGAAGCCGCGTATGTTTCGATCTATGGTTCTGTGTGGAGCCTGGGCGGGAACAGGCACATGGAGATCCGCCTCGTCACCACGACTGGGGGGAGGACGGTTTTCAACACGCCCGTGGTATTGGAACTGAACAAGCTGTGGGAGTCGCAAGAGCAGCAGAACTCGGAGCGATGGGTTCTTCCGAACGACACCTTCGACAGCCAGATCGGCATCGCGGAGCTGGCGAACGGGAACCTCGGGCTCACGTGGCTCGATTCCTACACATTGTATTTACAGAAAGATGTCTGCTTCCATGCGGCGGAGATTACCACGGATGGCGTACAGGTCTATCCGACCGCGCTCCCGGTGAAGCTGTGGAACGGATCCATCAAGGAAACGTACGCGGACACGGGGATCTACTACTGGAGCGGGCCATCCACGATTCGCCTCGCAAACGGGACGTACCTCTCAGTATTCGTCCATCGATTCGGAGGGACGAACTACACGGTCTGGAAGAAAACCTCCTCCGACTTCCGGACCTGGGCGGCGAGGTCGGAGATCGTGCTCTCCGGTATCCCGACGACGAAGCAGATCTCCAATCCATTCCTGAAGCAGCTTCCCAACGGGGATGTTTTCCTCTTCTTCGACCTCACGGAATCCCTCGGCGCATCCGGCGAGAGGCTCCGGAACCTGTACTACGTCGTATCGACGGACAGCGGATCGACGTGGGGTACCCCGCAGAAGATCACGAACTATTCCGAGTATTCGTCCGTCGCCATGCATCCTGAGGTCTTCCAGCGGACAGCGAATCAACTGACGATGGTGTTCACGGAACTTTTGAGTGTCATGCACTTGGGGGAGGGATCCGTAGGATGGACAGTCGATGATGACGTGGACTCCCTCTCCTGGGATCCCGTCAACCGGAAGCTATACGTCTTGAACCAATGGCAGGAGATGGGAAGCAAATATCTACAGGGCGTGGTGAAGATCGACGTGGACACGTGGTCCATCGACCGCCAGTGGACCCACCTGACCACGCCGGGTTTCCCCACGCAGTACGGGACCGGGTGGGACGACTGCCAGCACTACCGACATCTCATCGTGGTCAGGCACGTCAATGGATGCTCCGTACTCGACGGCGAGGCAAACACCATAACGGACTACAACTTCGATAATTATTCGCCCTATGGGTTGGAGAAGAACGTCACGGGTTGGGATTATTTCAGCGTCGTCGGGGCCCCACAGATACCGAGGAGATTCATGATCGAAGGCGTGAGCATGCGCCTCTACTTCCTCTCGTCGGACAGCTACACACACCGTCGCCAGTGCGGCGTCGGATTCATCGACCTGACGGATCCGGGGCCGGAGTACGGCGCGGAAACGGTTTTCTACGACCGCGCCTGGTTCCCGGATACCTACCAAGCAGCAAGCCTGACCCACTTCCTCGTTTCCCCGAGCCTCGACATGGTTCTCATCTCCCACTCGTGGTCTCCGCTGACCATCGAGGGCGGGCTCATCGTCTACAAGCTTTCCACCGGCGGATTCCTGAAGTGGTGGACGCACTCAACGAACCAACGTTTTCCCTATTGGGGCTTGATTGACTTCACGGTCCGCGGGAACAAGGTGTACGGCGGGGTCACCTACACCACTCTTTACGGAAACCAGGATTATCGCGGGGTACTGGAGATCGATCCGCTCACGGGGATTTGCAACTATTTTCGGCCTTCGTACGCCACGGTCGACGACTACAACCTCAGGACGCCGCTCGTCCTCTCGACTGGTGAGATCCTGTGGGGCGGGTGGGGGACAGACGGAGTGGTCCTCTGGAATCCCGATACGTCCCTGTGGGCGCGGTTTACCCGCGCCAACACGCCCGGGCTCCCGGTGGACACCTGGACCGGTACCGTGATGATGGATGAGGCCACAGGGATGATCTTCGCCGCAGGGAACCCCGACCTCGGGGTGTGGGCGTTTTCCCGCTACGGCTACCTGTACCGGACGAAGTACGTCGACGCGAACTTCACGACTGATTGGGAATGGGGAGACCCGGAGATCTTGACCCAAAACTGGAGCTCGTACAACGCAACCCCGGCATATCTACCGTCGGACAACACGATGATGCTCTTTTGGCAGGAGGGGATCTCGCCGGGAGGCCGGACGATACTCTGGGGGAACGATTTCGGAGAACTGGATGCCTCGCCGTTTCTCGCGCGCGGCCACGACATCTCACTTTCCCGGTCGATCGATGGAAAGCCGTCCGCGGTGGAATTTACTTGCATCAACGGGCACCTGTTTGACCCGACGAACCGCGGGTCGATCTGGCAGGGATTCTTCCGGAAGGGTCGGAAGATTACCCTCGCGTTCGGGGAGCGGATCGACGGAGCGGACTACTGGGTGAACCAGGGCAGCTTCCTCGTGACGGAAACGGAAGTGAACCACCGGAGGGGTGAGTATCCGACCATCCGTATCAAGGCGGAGGACATGCGCGTCCTGTGGGAGGAGATGGAGATCACGGCGACGATGAACTACCAGGCATCCCCAGAGGACATCGTCCGGGACATCCTCCATGACTACATGGGGATGGAATACTCGGACATCGTGCTCGGCACATTCCGCTGGACCTACGAAGTCTGGATCCAGTGGCTCGACACGACGATCAAGAAGATGCTTGAGCAGATCGGCAACCGGTTCGGGTACGCGTTCGTCATCGACCCTGCCGGCCGGGTAGTGGCGAAGAAGATCGCCTGGGACAACCCCGTGGATCACGCGTACGCGGACGTGTCAAAGGTGGCGGACTGGTCCCCGGACGATTCCTTCTCCGACATGACGAATCGCATCGTCGTCCACGGCGAGACGCGAGACTTCATGGAGGTCATGTACGAGGAGGAGCTCATCACGTCGCTGGTCGGGACAGTCGGGTTCTGGGGGCACAAGCAGACTCAGCGGGTCTACTTCTCGGAGGACAACTCCAGGACGTGCCGGTACCCGCGCCTGAACGTCGTCGAGTCCGTCAAGAACTTCAACTTCCGCCTAGGCGGGGGCGGGGAGTCGATCTCGTACATTGATCCGGACGGGAAATACATCGACGTGACGATCGAAATGCCTGATTTCACGGGGTTCATCATCGCCGACGTGACCTCGCTCCTTGCCCTCGGGGTGGCGGCGATCGCCTATAGTGGCGGCCTCTATGGCACTCCCGGTTGGATCACCTTTGGGATCACCATCCTGCTGGCGGCGCTCTTCTACTTCGTCGCGTCGATCGCGCAGTACCAGTATGAGGTCTATGCCCGCCCGATCGGGCTGGAGCGTATGTCGATCCAGAGTGCGTCGCCGCACGGGGAGGACCTCGTCCTCCAGAACGATCTGGGAAGGGTGGTCGAAAAGAAGATCGACGAGCCTCTCTGCATCTCGGTGGCGCAGTGCAACGAATACTCGGACTACGAGATCGGGATCTGCAAGTATCAGAGGAACCGTGTCAATTACGCCAAGATCGCCCACCTCCAGGACGACGAAGGGGACACGCTCCAGCTCCCGCAGCCGTATTCCGGGATAACGACGAAGGTGTTCGTCACGGACATCAAGAGGAAAATGAAGATCCCCTCGGACCCGGAATCGATGGACGGGTACTTCCTCGACGAGATCGAAGGGTGGGTGGTCTCGTGAAAATGTACGGCAGGAAGTTCATGAAGCGCTCGATGGACCGTGAAATCCGGTATCGCAGCGAGTCCCGCGACGCTATCGTCTGGGACATCGACCTCGACGAGAGGGTCTGTCGAGTGAAGATCCAGGGGTCGAACGAGCTCGTAACGGCGTGGTTCCCGGAGAACTGGCAGCAGTCCCCGGTATTCATCAAGAAGGGAAACGCGGTGCGCATCGCCCACGTGGGAGGGGAGAGGAGCAGGATCGAGGTCGTCGGATGGGGGTTGAGGATTCCGACCCCTGTCGCTGGAGGAATCATGCCCTCCCTCGCCGCTGGAGGCGACTACTGGATCTCAGGGGGAACACTTTCCACTACGGGTTCCATGTCCCTCATTATCGCCGCCGGGGAGGCATACATCGCCGGCCAGTCCTATGACTTCGCGTTCGACGAGCTCATGGGCGGGGACATGGTCATGGGCGAAGGCGTGCTCATGGGATCGGGAGATGGAATCCTCCACGTCGATCCTCCTCCTCCATTTGCCGAGGTGTGGTGGGGGGACCAGGCGAGGTACCGGTACGATGCGTTCGCCGTAGGGGTAGACGGGGTCGTGGACTACGTCAAGGGCGAGGCGACGACGGCCGCGCCGGTCAAGCCACCCATCGAGGGAAATCACATCATCGTCGGGGATTATATCCTCATCCACAGCGGTATGACGGAGATCACAAATTCGGATATCGGGGCGGATTTCCGGCCCCCCTCGCCCTCCCGACTCCGGATGTGGTTCGGCGGAGTATGGATGGACGAGGGTGCGGAGTACGAGATGCCGTGGCACCCGAACTACTATCCGCCTCCAGATTACCTGCAGACCCCCTTCCCGACGATGTTGGAGATCAAAGTCTACATGATGGACCAGTATAACAATCCGATCATCCGCCTAGGCGGTGGGAACTACGAGTTCCACATGGAATTTTTGGGGTACATGGATGGCTATGGCCGGTGGATCGACGGGACCACGAATCCGCAGGTTTGCTACAGCTGGATCTCGGGAAATTTCGTCTATGTCCGGCAGAATGCCGACGGAAACGAGGGGTATCCCGACGACCTGAGCCCGTCCCTGCTCGCCTACTGCGACTACGGCGGATACAGGTACCAGTCGACCGCCAGGGTGGTCCTGCTGGACGAGAGCGGGACGCCGATGCCGCCCCAGCTCGTGCTCTGACAATGACGGAGGAGACATGGAAGAACTGCTTGAAAGGATCTTGGAAGAATTGAAGGTCCAGACTTCCCTGCTCAGGAGAATCACGGAGGGCGTCTCGGAGAGTGGCCAACAGTCGGAAGAGGCGAGAATTGCGCTTCGCCGCGCGGCGGATGTGTTCAAGGGCACGCCGTTCGGCCCTGCGATGGAGCAGATCATGAAGGGAGGCAGATGATGGGAACGAACTTCCACGAGCCTTGGATCGACGCCTCGACGCAATTCATCGCGGCGGATATGAACCTGCCTCTCTCCACGATCGACAGGGTGATCGGGTACCTCAAGAATCTGATCGTCCACTGCGATGGGTCGATCGAGTACCATCCGATGTCCGGGATCCTCTACTGGTCCGGTGCTCTGCGGTTCATCTTCAATCGAGCAGACGGGCAGGCGTGCACGAACTATGCGGAGATAGGAAGCGTCCAGCTGGGAGACAACGAGTTCGCCTACGTCGACCTCGACGAGACGAATGGAACGGAGGTGACCGTCCAGAAGGCGACGGTGACCGGAGGCGCGGCCTCGAACTTCATCGCCTTCAACCGAGTTGTGCTCGGATACAGGAACGCGGTGTCCAACGATTTCTACCCGGTGCATTTACGTCAACCCTGGCCTACGTCCGTAGGGTCGTAGCGATAAAAGAAAAGGAGGAAAGATGATGGGACAGATCAACGACAAGGGGAGTGGAAAAGAGGGATTCGGGATCGTGTCCGGCCTCGAGTTCATGGAGCCCGGCAGGATGTTCGGCATCTGGCAGGTGGAGAAGTTCGACGCCAAGGTGGACAAGAACATCCCCGGACAGCTCGAGGAGTTCTGGCGGGAGGTCCGGAGCGGCAGACTGAAGCCGCATGAGGTTCTCCGCACGGCGAACGTCCTGCTTCAGACCGGGATGCTCGAGATGTGGGATCTCATCAAAGGGACCGTCTCGACGAACCACCTGTTCAACGCCACCGACACGAAGATCGGCATCGGGAACGACGCGACCGCGGCAGATCCGGTGCAGACCGATCTCATCGGGGCAAGCAAGACCTACAACGCGATGGACTCCGGATGGCCGAAGACCCGCACCGACGACGGAGCCCTTGGATACGGCGTGTTCCAGACGAAGGCGACGTTCGCGACAGGTGATGCAAACTACGCCTGGAACGAGGCGGTCGTGAAGAACACCAACGGAGCGTCGAACAAGTGTCTCTGCCGCGCCGCGACAGGATGGGGGACGAAGACCTCCGCCGCGACCTGGGTGGCGACGCACACGATCACGCTGTCGTAGGAAACCACGGGATGGGCGGGATGCCTTCCGCGGTCCCGCCCTGTGCCACGAGGATATAGATGGCTGATACCGGAATAAAAGCCCCGACAGCGGCGCAGACGGTAGGCGAGGCTCCGTGGAACGATGCGAACTGCACGTGGGTCACTCCGGAGAACATCTACGGGGCCGGGGAAGCGTCAGTCACCCACTCCTCGTTCGACTCGCCGGACCAGACCTACGTTCTGAAGGCATATGGTTTCGACTTCTCCACGATCCCGGACGGTGCGACCATCGACGGAGTACAGGTCGTCATCAATGCTCGGTACGCCGTGGCCGCCGTCAGCCTCGATCTTTGCCAACTTCTGGATATTTCCAGAGCGAAGGTAGGGACGAACAAGTACGCGACTCCGCAAGCCCTGACCACCTCGGCGGCGAATTACACCATCGGCGGAGCAACGGACAAGTGGGGGAACTCGCTCACTCCCGCATGGGTGAAAGATCCCGACTTCGGCGTGGCCATCGGTGCCGTTGCCGGTGGCTCAAACTCTGACGTGTTCATCGACTCCGTCACGATGCAGGTGTGGTACACAGCACCCGTCGACAAATCCCTCGCCGACTCCGGGGGCGGGGTGGACACCGTGATCCTCGCCATCGAGGCGCTGCTCTCGGACTCTGGGTCGGGCGTGGATGCGCAGACCAGCTATGCGGAGATCTTTCTGTAGGGAGGAATGTCGATGGCCAGAGTATTCATTGACGGATTTGAGAGCGGCGGTTTGGATCTGTGGGACACAAAATCCGGTGTCACAACTATAAACGGGACAACGAAATACACAGGAAACTACGCTTTTCATATCACAGGAGCGGGAACTTCTTTCGTTGAGAAAAATATACCTTCGAACGCGACTTATTACTTCGCCAAGAAGTTTTATTTAAACCAGACAGGAACCGGTGCGATAATTTCTGCCCGAGAAGGGGGCACGGTTCACGTCAATTTGGTATCTTTATACTCTGGTGGTTCATTCTACATATCTGCAAGAAGAGCAAACACACAAGTAGCGTCTACGGGATATATTATCTCTCCGTATGTTTGGTATTTTTTAGAAACGTACATCTATGTTCATGACTCTGAGGGTCGTATCGTAGTTAAGTTAACCGGCAATACCGTGATTGATTTTACGGGAGATACCAGAAACGCGGGAACAGGAACAATCGACAATTTTCGCCTTGGTTATGATGCGTATAACCAAAGCCTAAATTGGCTTGTAGATGATCTCGTGGTTGATGATAGTAATTGGATTGGAGACACAAGAATCGTTGGTCTTTCTCCCGGCGGTGCAGGAAACTCGACTCAGTGGGACCCTTCTGCCGGATCGAATTATGCGTGCGTGGATGAGGTGCCCGCCTCCGACGCCGATTACGTTTCGACGAACGTCAACGATGAGATCGACACTTATTCTCTCGCCGACTTGAGTATCAGCCCCTATTCCATAAAATCAGTACAGGTCATGGCCCGTGCCCGAAAGGAAGGGGCAAGCACGCCGCAGAACATTGCGCTCGTAGCGAGAACCGGCGGGACGGACTACCCGGGTGCTGACCAAGCCCTCTCTACGGCGTTCATGGGGCACGCGAAACTATGGGAGCAGAACCCGAATACGGCGGTAGCGTGGACGGAGAGCGACGTCAATGGACTTGAAGCGGGAGTGAAGGCGAGGGCTTAAAGGTGGCGGATGGCGCAAATGTAACGCAGATCCATGTCCAGGTTGAGTACGACTCTCCGCCGCTGGCGAAGGCAGCGCAAGTCCATGTCCAGGTCGAGTATGACCCGCGCGTGGCGAAGAATATCGACGACACGGGGACCGGCTCTGATGCGTTAGCTCCCGGCTCTTTCCTCGACATCATTGACGCCGGTGCCGGCAGCGACCTGATCGCCGTACTCGGCGCGTCTCTCACGATCGCCGAATCGGGGACGGTTTCCGACGCGATCGCCGCACTCGAAGTGGCGTTGGTCCTCGTCGAGTCCGGGGTGGGCCTGGATGCCCTTTCCGTGGACACCGGGGAAGAGCACATCACGGAATCCGGGACGGGCGTCGACGTGCTCACCGTCTCCGAACTCGTCGAGAAGTCTCTCGTAGACTCGGGCATTGGGAGCGACGTGATCGCCGATCTCTCCGCCGCGCTTTCGGCCGTGGACGCAGGAACTGGCTCAGACGCGATCGCAATCCTTGAGGCAGCACTCTCGATCCTGGAAACCGGCGCTGGCGCCGACGCGCTCGAACTCGCCATCACCGTGTTCAAGGTCCTCGAAGATTCAGGGGCGGGGGCAGACGCTATTTCTGTCTTGCAGGCGGCACTCTCCGTCGCCGATGCGGGGTCCGGGACCGATGCCATCGTGGTTCTCCAAGCCGTCCTGTCCCTGTTGGAAAGCGGAGCGGGCGCCGACGCGATGCAGCTGCTCATCACGGTGTTCAAGGAGCTGGCGGACTCGGGCAGCGGGACGGATGCGATCGCGATGGTCCAGGCGGTTCTTTCGATCATCGAATCGGGGACCGGTACCGATGCCGTGGCGCTCATCGACGCCATTCTCACCATGCAGGATTCAGGGGCGGGGGCGGATACCGTGGCCCTTATCGCCCAGCTCGTCCTTTCCGAGGTCGGCTCCGGCGCGGACGCGATGTCCGTCCAGGAGTTCATCGACATCATCTACAAGACCCTGGAAGACGGAGGCTCCGGGGCGGACGTCTTGGCGGCGATCCAAGCGGCCCTCTCTATGCAGGATTCAGGTGCGGGCGTTGATCTCTTGGCACTGGCCGCCGCGATCCCCATCGGCGACTCGGGTTCCGGGGTCGACGCGATCTCTCTCGTGGCATCCCTCGGTCTCGGAGATGCAGGGGCCGGGTCGGACGGCGTCCTGTTCTATGCACCCCTCGGGATCGTGGACGCAGGAAGCGGTGCCGACCTTCTTTCGCTCCTGAACCAGATCGCCCTCGCGGACGAGGCGGCCGGGGTTGACACGATGGTCCGGTTCATCGAGACCGTCGCGATCCCGATAGCCCTCGCGGACTTCGGATCGGGCCTGGATTCTCTATCCATCGAGGCCCGCCTCGCCCTCACGGACCTGGGTCACGAGATCGACGCCATGCTCCTTCAAGGGATCGTGGTCATCGTGGATGCCGGGCACGCACTCGACAAAATGATGATCCCGAGGCTCGCATCAGCCAGGAATACCTACAACGCGATGGCCCGATATAGGGAGTACGACGCCAAGGCGAGAAAACGCGAATACGACGCGACCGCACGCAAGCGCGAGCACGACGACCAATAGGAGGGGACTATGGCACAGGTGGTGAAGCCGCCCGTCCAGAAGTACGAGTCGAGGTGGCTGACGATCAACTTCGATGTGAAGGATGCACTCCTGCCGGGGGACTCCCTGACCTCGATCAACTCGCTGGTGGTGACCGATGAACTGACCAGCGAGGACGTCACGGACAAGATGGTCGAGGCCGGATCCGTCGCGATCGTCGGCGACAATCTGAAGGTGACCTTCCTGAAGAAGTACGGCGGAGGCGTGAACGGAAAGGACTACCACGCCGAGGCGAACGTCAAGACGGTGCTGGGAGAGGATCTGCCGGAGGTTCTCATCATCCCGGTGAGGGAAGACTGACGGAATAATCGAATCCACGACGAGCCAACGGAGGCCCCTTTCGGGGCCTTTTTTATTTCAGGGAGGGATGCCCATGAAGATCCTGATCGACCCAGGCCACGGCGGTACGGATCCTGGCGCTGTGAACGACCGGGTGAAGCTGCGGGAGTCAAACGTCGCGCTCATGTACGCGCTGATCCTCCGCCCGCACCTCGCAGACGCGGGGCACCAGGTCTCCCTCACTCGGGAGGCCGACCAGTTCCTCTCCCTGCCGGCGCGCGTTGCGTTCGCGCACGATCGCAGGGCGCACCTGTTCCTCTCCCTGCACTGCAACGCCGCGGTCAACCAGGCGGCCTCGGGGATCGAGTTGTGGACGTCGGTGGGACAGACCGCCTCCGACGAGGTCGCGACAAGTCTCTTCGGGGAGATCAAGGCAACCTTCCCCGACCGGAAGATGCGCGCGGACTGGGATGACGGCGACCCGGACAAGGAGGCGAACTTCTACGTCCTGCGCCACACGCGGATGCCGGCGGTGCTGCTGGAGCTCGAGTTCCTCTCGAACGACGCCGCGGCCATCTGGCTCCGGGACTATGCAACGGTCAACCTTTATTGTGCTGCGATCGCCCGCGGCGTGGACGCGTGGGAAAAATCCTTGAGGAGGTAGAAAAATGATGTGGATGCGAAGAAGTGTTGGGGTACTGATCGGGCTACTTGTTTTTGGTGTGATGATGCTATCCGCTGGAAATGCCGCCGCGCAGAACGTGGAGTGGACACCGGCGACGACGTGGACCGACAACACGGGAAAGACAGGGACGTTCACGTCGCAGGAAATGTCAACGATGAAGTTCTACCTGCGAGCAAGAAAGCAAGGGGACAATCAACCGAGAAAATATTACGCGGAAACGAAAGACGGCATATCGACGTGGTCCGGGGACTTTGCTTCAGCGTTCTCCTCAAACGGTCTGGCAAAACCAGCCGAAGGTGAAGCGTGGGAGTTCACAGTCAGTCAGGCATTCGTGAACGCAAGCGGAGCGGAACTGGACTCGTTGGAAAGTGTTGTTGCGAAGTACACGTTCCCTTTCGCCCCAAGCCGGACCCCGGGGATTCCGGGCACTCCGGTCGTAACCGATTGATCGCCGCGATAGGCGCGGTCGTCCTATTTATCCTGACCCTGCTGTTCGGGGGGTAGGCGTGGGGTTGATAGATGGTCTCCTTTGGAAGTTGGTTCTTTTCGCACGTATCTACGCAGCGATCGAGGTCTTATTTCTGGTGGTCGCTGGCGTTGCGGTGGTCATCACCATCTGGAAGATGAGGAGGTTTTTATGAGAAAGAAAGTGTTGTTACTGCCGTTGGTCGTCTTCCTTGCGCTGGCCGTAAGCGCATGTGCGCCTAAGATCTCCGTAAGGGGCAAGGCTCTCATGGTCCTTTCGACTTACAACGCGCAGACGGCCAGCACGCTGGAGATGTCGCATCGTCCGAATCTTACCGAGGCGCAGAAGGAGAACGTGCGCCAGAAGAAGGCCGTCATCAAGAAACTCGATCCGCTGGTAAAAACCTACGGACTTGTCGTGGACTCTGGCGGAGTGCCTTCCGCGGGCACGGAGCAGGATATCTACAACCTGATAGACGACCTCGTGGCCTTGGGCCTGTAGGGAGGGAACATGAGCGAAAAGCAGGATATTGGGGCAATCGTATCGAATCTGCTACAAGTGGGCGTCTCGCTTTGGTTTGCATACCAACGGCAGCAGGGGAAAACGGATGAGGAAACTGCTGCGATGTTCAAGGTGGAACTGGGCAAGGCAATGGCGTTCAACCCAGACGACATCAAAGACGTATAGGAGGGGGTATGTGGGAAAACACTTGGGCTAACATCAAACGGAATTGGGAGACAACCATTCCTGGCATCATCACGGCCCTCGCAACGCTGGTGGCTCTTTTCTATCCGGACAAGACCGCATTCATCAACCAGGTCGCGGCAGTGGTTGCCGTTCTGTCGGGTCTTGTGTTCACCCTTCTCACCAAGAGCGCGAGCGTCACTGGAACAGCGGCTAACCCACGTGCCGCGAATGCCGGAGACCCCGACCCTGGCCCGACCGTACCGAAGGTGTAGCCGGATGTGGGCAAGAAACAGTACGACGATCCTTGCCGGGGGTGTCCTCACCCGCTGCATCCAGGATGCCCCAGGCATCTCTGCGGGGCTCCCTTGACTCCAAGGAGGAACGGGCCCGCACCTAAGAAAAAGAGAAGGAAGAAACGTGTGGGGGGTATAAATGGGAACTAACTTCGAGCCAATCGTCGTCAACGCGGTATTGGTGATAGTCCTTGGCTTTTTCATCAAGGTCTGGATCAACGGGATCAAGGAAGCGATACAAAAGATAGAGAACGAATTAGAGAATAAAGTCGATAGAATTTTGTGCGACAGAGCGCACTTCCTCGTCGATAGATTCGCTCACACGCACGGGCAGCATGGAGCAGCAGGGGAGACCATTGACCAATCACGAACTAGATAATTCTGAACGATGGTCTATCGCCTTCTCCAACTCCCGGATGCGTGTGTTCAGGCGCGTGATCTCAATTCCCGTTGTGGCGTGAATACGGTCGGCATATTCGGTCAGCCTCGCTACTTCTTCGCGGAGGTCCACATTCTCGTCTCAAAGATCCTTAATCGCACTATCCCCGGCAAGACCGCATTTATGCTTTCCTGCGAGAATGCGTTGGATCAACATAGATATTTCATCCCTACGAGACTGTTCCATCCTATTCCTCCATCCAGCGAAACGCGGCGTCGGCAATCTTATAAGACTCCTTTTTATCGCTATCGACCAATGTTTCCCATTTTGCGATATTGCGGGAATATGGGAACTCATACAAAGGATCAAGATAATAGATTACCTTCGCCAGCCCCTCCCTGTCCTTCCTCTTCGCGGCGAACCGGGCGCAGGAAGGGCAGCCGGGGATCTCTACCATCGGGAAGCCAAGGAGCCGCTTGGGTTCGCCATGGGATGGACAATGTTCCGGCGTTGGGTCTCCGAGATCGTGGCCTTCGAACTGGCAGCCGCAGGGATAGTTCACCTTCCATTTGTCGCCCATCCTCTCCTCCTTCCCCTATTTCCTCTTCCTGATGGCGGCGGCTATGTAATGCATGTAATGCCGTCCTTTTCCATCGGTCTATTGTTGTCCCGCCATTTTTTATAGAGATACCAAAATGGGTCGTTTTCCTTAGGCGGGTTTCTCGGTTGCCCGTCCTTGCGGATAAAGTTCGGCCCGAACCTGTCGGAATCCTCAAAACGCCATCGGCCAATTATGAATGGCCCCGCGCCCCAACTATCAACACAGATCCCCGGACCTCGCGCCCACTGATGACCGAAATCACTCGTCAAACCCCTCCTCCTTTTCGGGCGGCGGCTTACCTTCCCCTTCTGGATAGCCATTCCTCGATGCTTACGAATCCTTGGAGTTTCTTCTTGGCTTCTCGCAACTTCTCCAGTTCTGCCTCAGACCTGTTATGGAATATTGCATTCAATATCTTCATCAACCCCGATGGAGGATTTGCCTTCTTCCCCTTGATCCCCTGCCGATGTTTTTTCAGACTACAAGACCCATCTCCCTTTTGCATATCGTACTCCTTGGCGGCGTCAGGATTTGAACCTGATTCGGGGCTTCAGCAGCACGGGGCAGCCCCACCGTCCGGGCCTGGACAAAGAGGAAAGGTTACTCGGTCCCCTCGGACAGGATGCGCCCACGGATGTTCCCTAACCGCGATGAAATGCGGTTCTTTCATCGTATGGGTCCACGGTACCAATGGCTTTTGCCTCCCGCTGCATTTTCCTCCCGCCGTGCTTTCCGAGCGTGTTCCCACCACGCCGCGCCGCCCTCTGACATCCTGTTACATTTTCTTTCCACCTAACTCCCTGGAATACCGTATTGTGTTTGTTCAGGGGTGGCACGTAGCCGATCATGCAATTCCGCCTAGTTACCGCCATCCCCATGCACTTTCTTGACATTTCTTTTCTCCCCGATCGGCCTCA